ACCACAGCAAGGTCAAGGTGAAGAAGGTGCGCCTGCACCTGTAACACCACCTCCACCACCTCCACCACCACCACCCCCCCCTCCTCCTCCGCCGCCGCCCCCTCCGCCGCCGCCCCCTCCTCCGCCTCCACCGGAAGATCCGCCGCCGCCTGTAGAGGAGCCGCCAGAAGCGCCTCCTGCCGGTGAGGCACCTGCCGGTGAGGCACCTGCCGGTGAGGCACCCGCACAACCTCCTGTTGATCCATCTACAGGACAACCGGTTACTGGACAGCCTTCTGCACAACCAGTTGAAGGGCAACCTGTAGAAGGACAGCCAGTTACTGGAGAGCCTACATCTGGTGCGGGGCAACCTGCTGACACAGGAGCGGCAACAGGAGAGCCTCCTGCACAACCGCCTGCGGATCCAATTCAAGAGGCTATTGATGCGGCGACACAAACCGATGTAGGTACAGGCCAAGGAACTGGAGTTCCGGCAGGGGAACAAGCTACAGGTCAGGAGTCAGATACTCCAATTACAGATGCGTTATTCCCTGAATACGCTACTGAACCTCCGCCCGCTCAACCTACCGAGCCTGTGCCATCTACTGAGCCTCCTAAAGATGAAGGAATAGGAGTGCCTACACCTGTAGAACAGCCTTCAGGAGTAACAACAGAAGATGTAACTAATATTGTTAATGAGGCAGTTAGTAACATTCCTCCTGGCATGACATCAGACGATGTTAGAACAATAGTTAATAACGCTATTGGCAACATCGAGTTTCCAGAGGGCATGACTGAGGATCAGGTTGGAGAGATTGTAAAGACTGCTATTGGAAACATAGAGTTCCCGCCATCTGTAAGCGAAGATCAAGTCAATGAGATTGTTGGGAATGTTCAACAAGATTTAAGTGACGCAATAACTCTTGGTCAGGAAGCGGCGGCAGAAGAAAGGCTAGAGTTACAAGAAGCCATCATTGCTGTTGGCGGAGATATAACAAAGCTTGACGAGGCAACACAGAAGCAGTTTGAGGAGTTTGGCGAAAGCATTGATGAACTATTTGAAGGTGTTGGTGTTGATATTGAAGCTTTGCAGGAAGGCCAAATTAGCCAAGCAGAAGCGTTTGCCGAATACCAAGAAGATGCACTAGCACAAGCTGAAGAAGCGGCAGAAGAAAGAGCTGATCTGCAAGAAGCCATTATTGCTGTTGGTGGCGACATTACTGCATTAGATGAATCTACTAAGAAGCAATTTGAAGAGTTTGGCGGCACCGTTGATGATCTGTTCTCGGATGTAAACGTCGATATTGAAGCACTACAAGAAGGTCAGATTAGTCAGGCTGAAGCACAAGAAGCATTCCAGACCAGTGTTGCTGAACAGTTTGGTGATGTTACTGGACAGCTAGGTCAGATAGGCGGTCAGGTTGGTGGATTGATGTCTGAAGTGTCTGGCATCGGTCAAGGCTTGGAAGGTCTTGGTCAAGGCATTGCTGGCATCGGAGAAGGCTTGGGCGCAGGACTTATGGGTCTTGCGGCACAGCAAGCTATGTTGCCAGGTCAGATAGCGGCGGCTACACCTATCCAACCTCAAAAGTTTGAGAAGTTCCAGCGAGGTTTAACACGACGTAAGTTGGCTGACCCGTTACGGATTGGAATGTTTACTGGAGGCGCTAGAAGCGTATGACATATTTAAACCTAATGAATAGCGTACTGCGTCGTCTTCGAGAAGAAGAGACCACATCCGTTACAAGCACTACCTACAACAAGATGGTGGGTGACTTTATTAACGATGCTAAGACCTTGGTAGGTCAGGCAACAGATTGGTCTGCACTTCGGGAAACACTCACGATCTCAACGACTGCTTCGGACAACACCTATTCACTAACAGGTGGTGGCGATAACGTAAAAGTTATGTCAATGCTCAACGATACTCAAAACTGCTTTATGGAGTATCAAACTAAAGATTGGTTTAACGATGCGCTGTACATTGCTAATGCTTCTGAGGGTGCGCCTAAGTACTTTACTTACAACGGTCTAGACGGTAACGGCGATACTCAAATCTTGGTTGGCCCTACGCCTGATGGCGTGTACAGCATTCGGGTTGATCTTGTTAAACGACAGGCAGACCTTTCAGCAAACACTGACTCACTGCTTATTCCTGCTCAGCCTGTCATTCACTTGGCAGTAGCGTTACTTGCGCGTGAGCGTGGTGAGACAGGCGGTACATCAACTGCGGAATACTTCCAGATTGCTAACCAGTATCTATCAGATGCCATAGCAATTGATGCGGCAAAGCACCCAGAAGAAATGGTATTTAGGACGGTTTGATATGGCTCAACAACTGCAAAGCATCAATCTTGTAGCTCCGGCCTTTAAGGGTGTTAACACCGAAGACTCTCCGTTGGCACAAGATCCATCTTTTGCTGAGATTGCAGATAACGCTGTAATCGACAAGCGAGGACGTATTGCCGCACGTAAGGGTTATGCGGCTGTTACGACTAACAAGACTGTGCTTGGCACTGACTCTTTACGAGCCATTAAAGAGTTCAGGGATGATGCCGGTAACACTAAGATCTTTTCTGTAGGTAACAACAAGATTATTAGTGGCACAACTACATTGGCTGATGAAACGCCTGGTAGCTACACAATCAATGCTAACAACTGGAAGCTTGTAGATTTTAACGACAAGATCTATTTCTTCCAGCGCGGGTTCCAACCGCTTGTCTATGACAACGCAGGAGGCTCTGTAATTACGCTCAGTAGCGTTTCTGGTGCGGCTGGTGTTACGAGTGCCATGTACGGCAATGAGGTTCTGGCGGCCTATGGTCGGCTCTGGACGGCTGACTTTAGCACTAACAAATCTACTATTTACTGGTCTGATCTACTTATTGGGCATAACTGGTCTGGTGGTACTAGCGGCAATATTGATATCTCAAAGGTATGGCCTGACGGCTATGACGAGATAGTTGCGCTGGCGGCACACAACGGCTTACTAATTATCTTTGGTAAGCACAGCATCGTTGCGTATCAGGGAGCAGAGGCTCCTGCCACCATGTCACTTGCCGATACCGTAGCGGGTGTTGGTTGTGTTGATCGAGATACGGTGCAGTACACCGGCACAGACGTATTGTTCTTGTCGCACACAGGACTCAAAAGCTTTGGTCGGACAATCCAAGAAAAGTCTTTGCCGATTAGCAGTCTGTCTAACAACATCACAAAAGACATTATTGCCGCGCTACAAAATGAAAGTGAGTTTTTTAGGTCGGTATACAGCCCAGAAGAAGGCTTTTACTTACTGACCTTTACAGGGCAAGACGTAACGTACTGCTTTGATGTGCGAGGCACGTTGGAGAATGGCTCATATCGTGTGACACGTTGGCCCTCTACAGGCTTTACTGCATACACAAGACTCGATAATGGCACTCTTCATGTCGGTACTACTGATGGCATTAGTACATACACGGGATACAGCGATAACGGATCTGGCTATCGGTTTAAGTATTACAGCCCAAGTCTGACCTTTGGCGATAGCTCACGAATTAAGATCCTTAAAAAACTAAAGCCCACATTGGTAGGCGCTAACAACGCGACAGTCTTTATGAAGTGGGCGTATGACTTTGATACGACATACGCTACGGCAGAGTTTACGGTAGGTACGCAGATTACTGGGTTCTACGGTGAAAGTGAGTACACGACAGTAGAGTTCACAGGTGGACAGCTAACCAACCAACGTAGCTTAAACACCACAGGATATGGCACTAGTGTTCAGGTAGGTCTGGAATCAGAAATTGATGGATCGCCCTTATCACTACAAGAAATTAACGTAATGGCTTTGATAGGTAAGCTACTTTAATCGGGAGATAACGATGACTACCCCAGCAGACTTCACCCCAGCAGGCATTGCCGCCGCAAATGCCGCCCAAAAACAACTGGATGACCAGATGTTAAAAGCATTTGGTACTTATACGGGGCCTTCAGGACTTACTCCACAACAAGTAACCAATATGGTTATGGGGGCCAATCCTGCTACAGCGTCTACAACTTCTTCTGGTGGGGCCGGAAATTTTTTAGGTGGATTGGGTGATATATTTAGCGGCCTAATGGGAGCCGGACAATCCATCTTGTCTTCCCCTGATGCGCTTACAGGTATTGCTGGTGGCTTGCTAACCAGAGAAGCGTATGACCGCCTCAGTGGTGTTGGCGAACAGGCTAGGCGCGAGGCAATGGGGATTGCAGAGCGTGGTCAAGCAGAGTCGCAGTTCCGGCCATTTACGGTAACAACTCCTACCGGCGCTATGTTTACTGCACGCATGGGCAGTCGGCCACAACCGTTTACACCAACGCTATCAGGCCCGATGCCAATTAGACCAACAATATCGGGGCCAATGCCAGCACCTAGAATTACAGATCAACCCTCTATGGGATTACCGCCAGCAACAGATACTGCGGCAAAACCAACAGGAAGAATGGTTGGTCAGCCGGTAGGCATGGGCCAAGCAATACAAGCTCCAATGGTGTCTTCATTGCCAATGACAGGTCAGCCTGTACCAACTGGGTATACAGACGTTATAGATATGACTCCGCCTCCTGGGGCATTTCAACCACAAGTACCCGTAGCGCCTGCCGGTGAAGGTCTTGAAATAGGCATGACGCTTTCTCCTGAAGAACAAGCACTGCAACAACAGTTGTTAGGTGGTGCTGGTGGATTCTTCGGTCAAGCAATGCAACCTACTGTAGATCGTGAGCAGACTGTATTTGATCGCATACGGGCCGCACAGCGTCCTGAAGAAGAAAGGCAACGTCTAGCACTCGAAGAGCGTTTAGCGGCTCAGGGGCGATTAGGAACGTCCTCAGCGGCCTTTGGTGGTGCTACGCCAGAACTTATGGCACAACAAACAGCCATTGGTGAAGCGCGTAATCGAGCAATGTTGAGCGCAATGCAACAGGCGCAAGCAGAGCAAGCACAGCAAGCGGCACTAGGCGGTCAGTTCTTGGGTGCTGGTTACTTGCCACAGCAACAATTGATTGCGGCATTACAGCCTGGTTTGATTCAGCAGGAGCTTGCACAGCAGGCACAACAGTTTGGTACAGGACTCTTTGGTGAGACTGCACTGTCTGGTATCGAAGCGCAGTTACTTGCAGAACAGGCACGAGCTAATCTACTGGGCGGTGTTGGTAGTAACCTAATTACTGGTCTTATGAACCAACAACGTGCCGCCGCCGCACAACCTTCGGGTGGTGGTAGCTCAGGTTTAGGTGGCTTGTTTGGTGATATCGTTGATGACCTTGGTACTGTAGGCTCGGGCATCAGACGACTTTTTAATTTCTAAGGGGCTTAACCATGGCTAAGTTTTCAGAATCATTTTTACGGTCAATGACTCAGCCCTCGTTTCAAGAGGGGTTGTTTACTGCGGCTCGAGGTCTTGGCGAAACCCCAGGATTGCTAAGACAGCAACAACAGCAACGAGAAGAAATGCAAAAGCTTCGCGGGATGGGTGCTGTCGAGCGTGCAGAGTTTATGGCGGAAAGAGCAAAAACGCCTGAAGAGTTAATGCAGGCAGAAGCATCAAAAAATGCCGCCCTTAAACAAAGCGGTCTTGAAAGTCTTCGCGGCCTTGAAGCGGCTAGACAGGCCGCAGAAACAATTGAAGAAAAAGAACGCATAGAAAACATAATGGCAAGAGTCGCCGTGCAAGCTGGCGTAGATCCAGCCAGTATTTCAGGGCGAACCCAAGCAGAGCAGGTTAGAGAGCTAAACTTAGAAGAGGCTATGGCCGCTCAAGAAAAACGATTAGATGCTGAACGATCTAAGAGTTTAATTTCTGCTTGGACTCGCATGGGCGACAAAGACAGAAAGCTGTTTAAAGATAATTTATCTGCGGATGATCAGTTGTTAATTGATAATGCAGAGCTAAAAGATCTCGAAAGACAAAAGCGTATTGAAGAGATTGAGGCTTGGCAGGTCTCAAAAGACGCTCCATTACCCGTAACGTCTGTTGAGGGCATCATTGATAGCTTGACTGACGGTAATGTAAAAAAGGCCTTGAAGGCTGATCTAAAGGCGGTTTCTGATTTAATACCAGCCAAGGGCAAAGAATACAGTTACGCAGGACAGCGAGCAAAGCTTGCCGCCCAACTCAAAGCAATAAATGAAAAGGCTTTTAGGGCTGTTGTTGCAGAAGACTCCGCCAGAATAGCTGATGAAAGGTTTGATAGAAACGTCATCAGGCAAGTTGAGTCTGACATTGCCACCTATCGCCCCACTAAGGCTCAAGTAACTGCAAAAGCACAAGAGCTAGAAGACGCGCTAGATAGTCCGTTTATTCCTGGATTTTTTGAGACAAAAGCAGAAAGCCTTGAGGTTCAAGCAGAAAAGCTACTAATTGAGGAGTATGAAGAACGTCAAGAGGACAGACTGAAAATACTGGTGCCTTCTTATGAAAGAGCTGAGTCTTCAGAAAAAACTGAAACTAGCACAGAACAAGAAACGCAAACGACAGGCAGATTCACAGTTCGAGAAGTTAAATAATGCCTACTTATGAAGTAACAGACCCGACCACTGGACGTACCTTATCTTTAACCGGTAATTCGCCGCCTACCGAAGCGGAGCTTGAAGAAATTTTTGGTACTTATGGACTTGCTGAAGAGGATGAGCAAAACACTCTTCTTGACAATTATCAGGCGGCTAACCAAAAAGTATTGGATGGTTTGTTCCTTGGCTTTGGTGATGAGTTTATTGCGGCTACCCAAGCAACGCATGAAGAGTTTTTTGATGCCTTTAAAAAAGCTCCTGGCATGATTCCAACAAAAATAATGGCGGGCCTCGGTGCTTCCGCCTTATCGTTTTTTCAAGATGAAGACACGCTCAAAGATTACGAAGACCGCCTTGAGAAAGGTCGAGCTATAGAAGAAAGGTTTGAGCGCGACAACCCAATTGTCTCTACCGGCCTTGAAATAGCTGGCGCATTAGGCGCAACAATCGGCACAGGTGGCTTGGCTGGCGCTGGCATGGCCGCAACACGAGTCGGAAACGTAGCAAGGCTCGGGGCAACATCTGCCGCTGAGGTTGCAGTTTACGAGATAGGCGAAGGCGAAGGCGGAATACAAGCCAGAGTTGAAGGTATAAATCCTGCGTCTGTGCTTCTAGGCTTAGGCATTGGCGGAATTGGCGGCGCTTTTCTTAGAGGCATTGCTGAAACCCCACAGCAAAAACAAATCTTTGACAGAGCGGTTGCAACAAAAAAAGATACCATTGTCAGTGAGGCTTCTGCCGCCGCAACTCGTGGCGCATTAGGGCCAAGACGACAAGTTGTTACAGATCCTGGAACATCAATTACTGAAAAACTAAAAAGAACAACAGATGCCCTGGGTCTTAGGTCTAAAAACTGGCACGCAGAAAATGTAAGTGAAGCCAGCGCAAGAAAGATGGTTGATTCAGATGGTCAAACCATGAGGGCGATGGCGGAAACAATACAGCGCCTAGACAACTCTTCTGGTAAGAAAGACTCTCTTGCTCGTTTAAGTGATTGGTTTGAAACCACAGATGCGGGCGACAGAGCTAAACAGGCTTTGGCAGATGCAGGAAAAACTGGAAAGTATGGGGTTGTAGATGATCCTGCTGTTCGGCAAAGCAACTTCAACAAGGCTTACAACATTATTCGCTACGAAGCTCCGACTGAAATGCGTAAGATTTTCGACTCTATTAACCAAGAGCTAAGAATGGTTAAAGAGCTAGACCCTAGCAACAGGGCGACGGGAGATTATTGGCACTACGGCCTTGTTGATGGTGTTGAGTACGCCGCGTCCACCTCTTCATACAAATCCCCAGTAGCATCAGCACTGGAGTACATAGAAGATGTTCGAGTAGCCCATACATTAGCCAAAAACTACGGGGTTGATGTTAGAAAGTTGCGCCCCATGAGAAGCGCCAATGATGTTAGGAAGTATGCTCTGTCTTTGGAAAAGCAAGGGCTAAGTGAAAAAGAAATAATTGACAAGGTTTCCAATCAGCTTAGACAAATACCCAAGTCCAATACTGAGGAAGTCATTAGCGCCATATACAAACTTGATAACGGTCTTAACGAGGCGCAAAAAGCAAACCAAAGAGAGATACTTACGACCACATTCATAAACGGAAGAAAAAGCGCAAACAGCTTCCTTGATGGAGTCCGAGTTGTTGTAACCACGTCTCAACTTGCAAAGCTTTCAAACACCATACTAAGCCTTTCTGAGCTTGGCATTGCGGCAACTAATTATGGAACTATAAATGCTCTAAAGGCTTTGCCAGGATCTATTAGGTCAATGTTGTTAACCAACGGTGACACTATTGTTGATGATTTTGGAAACCATCTTCGCGCCCCAGACTTGGGTGTAGTCAATCAGTTCTTAGGAGAAATAAAGCAAAAAGGATCTGGTTTTGTTGATAAGTGGTCAGATCGGTTGTTCTCTGTTGCTGGCGTCAGAAAAATAACCAGGCTTGGTCAAGAGGTGGCAATCAATGCGGCTCTGAATCAAGCCAAGTCCTTAGCAAAGAAAGGCAAGCTGTCTGAATTCAAGTCTGCAAAAGGCCTGAGTGAGGCTGAAATCAAACAGATCGAGCAACAGCTAAACAATAACAACATTCGCCATCCCTTGGTTAAAGACTTAATCTTTAGGGATCTGACAGATGTAGCTCCAGTCTCCAGAGCCTCAATGCCTAAAGCATTCAATGAGCATCCTGATGGCAGAGTTTTTTACAGCATGCTTTCTTTTATGATTCAACAGCAAAACTTGCTTCGAGAAAACGTAGGAAGAAATGTTGTTCAGGGTTACAAAAAAGGTCTGAACACAAAAGAAGGCAGGGCGCACTTTAGAAAAGCAGGAGACTACGGGCTTCGATATGTCGTATTTACCGCAGGAATGGCAGGTCTATTTGATGACGGAAGAAAGATATTGCGAGGAGAAGAGGGCGCCGAATATGACCCCGTTGAATCAACAGCAAACCAACTTGTCCAACTAGGAACCTTTGGTATGGTTCAGCCAAGAGCGCAACAATACGGTCGCCCTGTATTTGACCCACTAAACCCGCCACAGCTTTCGATAGCCAGAGACTTAGGAAGCCTTACATACGAAACAGCCACGGGCCAATCAGAGGTGGATGATTTTGGCAAAGCGATACAAAGATGGGTGCCTGGAGTCAGTACGCTAGACGACTTTCTCCGATACATGGACGGCGAACGGCTGTTAACTGACGACTAATCCCAACTAACAAACTCTAACCAACCTGCTACCCCTGAGGCTCGTTCGTTCTCCATACGTGCGGCCTCAGTTTTATAGTGTTTAGCGATTAGCTTCTGTTCCTTGTTCATCCTCTTGCCGAGGTTGATGTCCTCTGCCTTTTCCCTGATCAACTCCAAGGCGCCTTCGCCATAGGTATCAATGTAGTGACGGACAAAGTAATCAGGGTTGCTACCGTACTTCTGGTGACAGCCGTAGCAGTGAGCAAAGGCATTCATGCCATCGTAACGGATTCCTTTTTTTGATCGGCTAAAGTAGTGGGAGCAGTGCAATCCTGTACTGTTTGACTCGTACTGTGCGCCACACCCCTGGCACTTGAAGTCGTTGCGTAGCCTGACGCATCTACTGAACCAATGATCTGCCGCTGTTCTTTTTAACTTCACTTCAATTCATCCTTTAGTTGTTGAGGGAATGGCACATAGACCTGCTTGTTCTCTGAGAGCCACCTAACAAGCACCTCAGCGGCTTCTGATAATTCAGCAGGGGTAAGCTTGGTGGTGGTCTCTTTGTTGAACATGGCCTTTGCAGTGGGCTTGTAGAGCATCTCCTTTACCAGCACCTCAGTAAACGGTATCTCAAAGTTATCACTGAATGGATGTCGCACCCAGTAGCCAGCATCGTTTAGCTCGATAGCTATCTGCCTGAACCACAAGTGCATGGCGTTGTTCTGCCGGTCACTGCGTGTGGTGTCCTTAATCGAGTACATGACGTGCTTGCCATCCTCGTACTGCTTTTGCACGAAGCTAATAAAAAACTTCAGCTTGTTTTTGTTATCGACTATCCAGCGATGTGCAGGGTCTGTCATATTATCTCCATTCAGTTTGCCCAGTTTGCCCAGTTTGCCCAGAAATCCCCCAATGCCTTAGTTTTAGGGGGCGGGTTAGGTGGTAATCCCGCTAGGGGTGGGGGGTTAAACAAGGGCTTTAGGGGCTAACGGGGCATTCTGGGCATTCTGTTAAAGCTTGTTTTGTATCCACTCGTTATATATTTGGTAATCTGACGGCCTTGACTGTCCGGCCTCATCAACACGCATGAGCCAATTTGCAGTTTCTTCACTAAGAATGCTTTCAGAAAACTCATGCCACATTCGCCTTGCTTCCCATGCGGCACGTCCATAAACATCGTCAAGGGGAAGCTCTTTATCTGTCTCCAGCACAATGTCAATTGCCTTTAAATAAAGCCTAAACTTTTCTTCTCTAAACTTAAGCTTTACTTGTTTTTTAAATTGATATTCGTTCATTTCGCTCTCCTTACATTGGGTTCCATCGGTAATACTTCTTTCCGTGTGCGCCTCTACGCTCCAGCGTGAGGTTGTTTCCCTTCAGAAGATCAATGCAGTTGCGAAGCATCTTCCTTGTACAGCCGTTGGGATTCACCTCATGGTCGCTCAGCAGGTCAAACAACTCTGACTGCGCCCATAGCTTGCCTTCCTTCATCACACTACTCAGCAGGATGTACTCATCTTCGTACTTGGTCATGGCCTTGCCGATGTTGATTTGAGACTTCTGCTTCTCTTTTAGCTCGCTGATGTCATCGGTACTCATGAACTGGACAGAATCCACGGACTCTTCGTAATGAACAACTGCGCTAGTTTGCTTGTACTTGAACCCACCCTCGAAGCTGATCTGACTACGATCTTTTTCATTGATTACTAGAAGTTCTTGATAGGCGGCGAACTTATCGTTTACTGGGTCAAGGCCAAACATATTGTCTACGTCTGACTTCAGATCCCCTACACCTTCATAGATCAAGCGACCGTCCATGCTTCTGTGCTTGTTGCAGTGGCCTAATAGAATGACTGTACCACCTGCCGCCGCAAACTCACGAAAAACGTGTAGCACGTCCCGCATATCACCCTTGTTTAACACTGGCGCAAACTTCTTTAGCGTGTCACAGATGACGATCTTGCCATCGGCTTGACCCTCTTCGCGTATTGCACTGAGTAGCCGTAGCGCATCATCGGTGTTTCTCAGCATAGGATCTGGCGAGTTAGCCAAGGTGATCATGGTCATCCCGTGCTTCCTGCCCATCTTCGCCTTCTGGAGTACACCCTTAGCACCGTCGTCTTCGTTGAAATAGATCACGTCGGAACCTTTTATGAGGTTATTCCGAATGCTCTGAAATAGGTTGCCCAGTATCCATACTGTCTTACCTGCGCCGCTAGGTGCGTACACAAGGGTGACTGTGCCGGTCGTAATCATGCCTGGAATCACGTCTCGCTCTTTAGCAAGGCGCTCCTCCATCTCTTCAATGCGGTCATTGACTGCCGCGAACATGAGTTTTGATAGTGCTGATGACGTTCCGTTTTGGTGGGTGGCTCCGTTGATATTCGGGGTGGGTATTTGAGTGGGGTTTACTTGGATTTTATTGAGTTCTTCGCAGTACATTGCCCAATCATCCTGCATTGGTGTCTCCTTTTTTGGCCCAGAAAGCCTTTAACTTTGGCCTAGTTTTTCCTAACTGTCAAACATGATCTGACTGTTGTTACAAATGTTTACAGATGTTTACATCTTTATACAACTTTAGTACACTCCATTACATCTCAACACAACAAAGGAGAGAGAGATGACAGGAACCGTCAAGATTCATGGCAAGGAATACAAGACTGTAGCCTTGCGTATTCAGGAGTTCAGGGAGAAGCATCCCGACTTCACCATTCAGACAGAGCTGGTTGAGGCTAACGATACCTTGGTCGTCATGAAAGCCACGATATCTGCCGGTGGCATGGTCATTGCCACAGGCTATGCCGAAGAGGTTAGGACAGCCAGCAAGATCAACCGCACTTCAGCGTTAGAGAATGCAGAGACCAGCGCAGTAGGAAGAGCCTTGGCGTTCTTTGGATTGGGTGGCTCTGAAATAGCCTCAGCGGATGAGGTGGCCAACGCTATCAGTCAGCAGAATAGTCAAGGTTCCAACGAGGAAATGGAAAGGCTGGTGGCCCATAACGAAGCATGGCGAAACAACTCAGCCTCAATCTACTTCATCAAAGAGTACATCAACATGGATGAGCCTAAGTGGGAGAACGTGGCTGAAGCATGGGCTGAGATTCCAAATGAAGACAAGCAAGCCTTGTGGCTGGCTCCTTCAAAGGGCGGGGTATTTACTACGGCTGAACGTGCCGCGCTCAAATCCGATGAGTTCAATGCCGCAAGAAAAGTAATGGGAGAGTAACCATGAGTGAAGAGAAAGTGTTTGTTGATGGCATGATCATCAAAAGCAAGTCAGAAGGCACACCGGACTGGGTGAAAGAGAAGATCTCTCTCAAGCTCGATGAGTTTGGTGCATGGGTTGCCGCACAGAAAAAGGCAGAGCCTGACCTTGAATGGATCAACATTGACATCAAGCAGTCTCAGGGTGGCAAGCTGTACGCAGAGCGCGATATGTGGAAGCCGCAAAAGCAAGAGAAGCCCAAAGATGATTCAATGCCGGAGTGGATGAAAGGTTAAGTCCGTTGGTCTGGTTCCGTACCAACGTCCATTGCCCCGTTTAGTGCGGGGCTTTTTTAGGAGATTAAAATGACAGAGCAAACTGAATACCTGTACTACCGCGACCTGTTTGACATCTTCAAGGTGTACCAGGTGCCAAAGCTGATCCGTATTCTCGATGAGCAAGGCATTAATTACTTCAAGGATGCCAGCGAGAAACCCTTTACAACAAGGGCCGCTATCGATGGTGCGTTAGAAGGGGGCAGTAATTAGTCATGAGTAAAGTCTATCGAATATCAAACTCGCAAAATAACACTCTGGCATTGATTGAGTTTGTTGAAATTCCTACTGAAGACGACATTCAAGATATCCTTGAGGGCTTCTTTGAGTTCTGGCATGACGCCGATGGGTGGCAGAGAATCCATGACGGAGAAGAAGGGGTGCAGGAAATGCATCTTGATCTCTAAGTAAGGGTGCCGCGATTTCGTCTACCGGAACGCGGCCAACCGGCCAACAGGCAAGAGAATGCCTTAGACTGCATCATCTTAGCAGTCACCATGCTCTCTTATGTACTGTTTTTCGTATCGGCAGTCTTGATAACCCTGCATATACGCATCAGACGTACATAGATTCGAGCGATTCTTCATGCAATCAGACCAGCCATGCTTGTAATCACGCTCGATCATGTCGAGATAATCGTTCATGTAGAACTCGCACGATCCTAGTTCTGGTTTCTGATCTACTTCATTGACTACCTTGATGTCTCTTAACATCTGAAGCGACTGCTCCAGCGAATCCATCGGTAGTTCCTTTGGTGCTTTAAACTTCATAGTGGTGCAACCTCTCGCATACATCTTGATTGTTAATAATTTCGTAGCCGTTCCATGTGCAACTAACTGGCTCTATCCACGTGTGCGGCAGTGTCGCCACGTTCCCGTGAAACTCAGTCGTATCCCAATCTTGATGTAGGATTTCATCGTGTTGTATCTCATCTGCATCAACGATCAGTGACGCGACTCCTGTCTTGCGGTCGAAGTCATCGATCTGTGCGCCCATGAAGTCGTCAGCGTCGTCATGTACAAGCGCCACGATGTTGATTAGTGCTTTACCTCTTGGTAGGTTCATCGCCCTGCTTCCTTTTTATGTAGTCCGTTATGGTCTCGTAGTGAGGGCCGGACTTGTAGCATCCGGCGATCTCTTCAGCGAACTTGTTTAACCCTTCAACTGTGGGCCGCTCATCATCGAACTTGCACTTGTTGAAGTAGATTTGCAACAGTGTTTCGGGATATAGCCTTTCCATAAAGTCGTCCTCCCCTTCCTCATTTGCAGAGGTTATGAGCAATGTTGTATTGGGGCTTGTAAGCCTTGATTAGCTTCTCTTCCCAGTGTCTAAGGCGTAGCTTCCTACATGACATGATGCGTATATGCGTGAAGCGCTTGTCCTTCAGGTGTTGCGACATCCTTGCATACGGGTTGATAGACTGCCCAACATAGACCACCACATCATCACGAAATAAAAGATAAATCGACGGCCTTGCTAGGTCTGTCACCCTTACTTCCTTGCGATGGCGACGGGTAGTCTCCGAGGGAGGCCACATCTTGCTGAGATTCTCTCGACAGATACGACGGCGGGCCTGCTTTCCAGTCTCTACAATACGACGGGGCGGTGTAAAAACACGGAAGCCCGTGTTTGAACCTTTGCCGCCGACATTTACCCAGCCGCCAGAAGTAGAAGAGGAGTCAAGAAAGATATTCATCTACGCCTCCCCGATCTCTTTCTTCAGCCAAACAATGTTGTTCTTTATTTCGATCTCAGTTCGCGCCATTTCATCGGTTTTATTTGGCACCCTTGACACTAAACTCGCTGATCGCTCCATCAGTTCGATGGCCTCACGGACGTGCTGGTTAGTCACTGCCTCTCTGTGCCTGTAGATATCAGGAAAGATCTGACGTGCAAGCTCCTGAATACCGCTCGCTGTAGCTGAGTCGTATCGAGAGTCTGAGCGCAGATGGTCAATTAGCACCTCGATCTCAGCCTTGGTTAACTCAGGACACGCGGCAGATACATACTTAAAATCCCAACTCATATTGTTACCCTCTTTTGTTGATGTTTGTAAAAGTTTACAGAAGTTATTGATTCTGTTCCAGCTTTTCCTTTTTCATTTCAGCGACAATTAACCAAGCATCATCAAAATCAAACATCGCAGTGCCATTGCTCCGTTGTTGCATTCGTCGCCTTCTGAACTCCTCCCAGTCCAAGCGTGACGCATAGATTTCGTTATGCAACGTATCCCACTCGCAAACTATTGCACCCATCTTGCTCATTTGTTTTTCTCCTGTTCGATTACCTTCGCGATCTCATCATCTGACATGCCGATGTCGATTGCTGACCAGATAAAGCCGACCTCATCCCATTGGTTAATCAAGTGATGCTCGACCAGCGTCAAGAGATGCTCACCGACATCGCCTCGTGCGTACCACTCTGGCTCCATCATTCCACCCTCCAGACCACCACACCTTCGGCAGTCGTTTGTGATTTGACCTTGTGGCCCAATGTAGTCGCCGCTGTGCGTAGACTTCGAGCCGCATTGCTTCGCGCTGTCTCGCCTTTTAGGAGTACGCCAGGGCCGTTTACCTCCATACCCTGGGCAATCTCTTTCCAGCGTCCTAACTTGCCGACTTTCTGCGTAGGCACCGGCACCCCCGTTTCTATTTCTACTGACACTTTTACACCTCCCATGTTTTGCTGATGTCTTCGAGACTCTCATCCCATAGCCACACTTCGAGACTGCCGCCATTTAAATCGCACAGCGAATAATCTCCGGCGCGTTCTGCTTCCTTGTAGCTGGGATATTCAGGGTCTGACGTGAACATCTCGCCGCCATCGCGGTCGATGACAGTAAAGCCGAATAACTCTTTAGATCCCCATTGATCGGCCATAGCATCCGCTATGCCTTGGAATGTGGTGCTTCTGATCTTCCATCTGTCCGCGCTAGGCGGTAGGTAATGCAGTCTCTGCTGTTTATTCTTCGGTAGCTTGTCCATCTCTGCCTTGACGTTGTTTGTCTCAGTCAATGGCGGCAGATTGTGCAACCAAAGGCTTTTCGGCTTGCTCATCCCAGCACCATCCCCACCAAATCGCATAAAGTCCGCACTCAGTGTCCGGCTTATCGTCGGCGCTTGGAATGCCGTTAACGTAGTCATCGCCCTCGAACCACTCGAACATCAACTCTTTTTCGCTGGGGATATCCATCACTGGAGTAATGCACTCCGCTATGATCTGAAGGAAAGTCTCCCGCGTGACGTAGGGTTGTAACCAACCATTCCAGCGACGGCCCTCGATGTGGAAGCCATCAAAGCCGGTGCAATCGTGTGCATCATCAATCGAGAATGTAACTGGCTTAGCTTCAGCCTCGCTTCCGTTTTTGAATTTGATTGTTTTGGTTTCCATGATTAAAGCCCTCCATTGATAGCTTCTAGGCTAAATAAGCCTAAGAGTCCGCCGGTAAGGAACGCGAACGCTCCTAGCCATTCGAAGTTAAGCGCTAACATTGCGCCGGTTAGTAAAAGGGCCGCCGTGATAGCGGCCAGAGTGACGTTTGCTTTGCTCATGATTGAACCCGCCTTTCGATGAATTGCCTGTCTAGTTCTGCGTTCGTTTCATTTCTCCCATAAGCGCCATAAAGCGCGGAAAGATATTCATCTGAAAAAAGCACTCGACCATCACTAAATTTTATGTAGTGCCGCCCGTTGCCATTGGGTGGAGACTCAAGGCATTTAATGTATGTGGCTACGCTTTTCTGTAAATTCATGCGGCATATTCCTCGTAAATGACATCTACCTCTTTAAATGTTTCGGCTTTGCGTTGTAGCCAATCGCGGACGTATGGCGTGTAGTAATCAGAATCACGATCCCAGAATCCCGTGCCGTGTCCGTTACGTGAAAACCAAAAGTCGTGTCCAGCTTGCTCGATGTTGTCGTCGCTCAAGTAGCACTCAGCGTAAACAAAGAACGCTAGACACTCGATAACTTGCTCTCTTTTGAATACCTCGCACAGTTCGCGCCCCTGAGAATCTTCCGTGAAGTCGAGCGCGTCAAAGTACGCGGACACAAAGATCTTCTCTTTTCTTGTCAGTTCAATAATCATGAGATCGCCTCCCGCGCTTCGATAATGCGCTCCGCTGTATTCTCTAGGTTGTAGCTCATACCTACAAAGCCGCCACCAAAATCGCGCCCACGGTATACCCGAAAGCCGATAGAGTTAGCTAAGACCTTCGCTGTGTCGTAGTCGCTGTCGAATGCTAAAAAGTGGATGACGTAACGCGGGTTGCCGTTCGCGTCGTTATTGACGCGGAAGAAGTCATGGCCGAATTTTTCCGCTGTTTTGCGGTCTAGATGACATTTGTTCATTGGTTAACTCTCTCTGTTTGTTGGGTTGATGATGCAAAGCGCACCCGAAAAGCCACCCGAAGATGGCTAGTCGGCTATGCTCTCAGTAAGAACCCCTCCCATTGAAGATGCCGAATTTGCTCGCGACGTTCATTTCTGGGACAGTCTCGCCACGTGACTCCAGCTCCTCCGCGTAATGCTTGGCATACGCTTTGTTGTAGTGCGTTTTGCCATGCCCGCCCGCGAAGTAATAGGTGTTGCAGGCGTTGGCGTAGCGTTTAAATAACTCGCTGGTTTCAATTTCGGTGATGTTGTCGATCATGTCGTTACCCTCTTTGGTTGATTAGATGTATCGGTGCGATGGCTTTAGCTCTTCGAGAGCTACTTGTATTCCCATCTTCTTAATTAGTCTGATCGCGTGATCAGTGAACGTCTTAGTGCCTGCAAGCTCTGCCAGCATTTGAGCGTGTTCACATACTGGGTAGATCTTGTCCTGTCCGTAGACGTTCCGCTTTGTAACGATGATTGCTTTCATTGTGTCGTCTCTCTGTTTGTTGATGACAGGTACAAGCTACTATGGGACAGCTCCGGATTTTCAGAATGTGACAAAACTTTTTTTGTTTTTTTGCAAATGTGACATTTTGGGTTGGGTTGGCTGATTGGTCTATGGGGGTACTTCATCCACTCTCACTCTTCTCATTCCGCATCGCATCCTGCCTTGCATATTGCATCGCATATCGCTTTGCAATTTGCCTCGCATTTTGGGACGGGGGGAGGGGGTTGCGTGCGCGCGCAGGCGCGGGTTGCCACCCAGACACAAAAAAAAGTCATTTACGCCTTATTCCAACTCTTTGATCCACCTCATGTTTTTATAACTGTTTTGCATTAGCATTCTTATCAGGTAAGGTGAGGGTTGTAGAGTCCGTAGTATATAGTTAGGATAGGGAGGGCGGGTTGGTTAAGTACAGCCTTAAAAATTTATGACAGACAAGAGAGTAGAAGTACCCAAAGACGATGGTTTGACTTACAAGCAACGTCGTAAAGCGCAAATAAAAGAAGAAAAGAAACGCACCAAACCCAGCAGGCAAGCATTAGCCGCTAACTCTAAAGGTGGTAGGGGTAAACCAGGCCGTCCTAAAGGTGATGCGGGTATAATTAACGAGTACAAGGCTCGTATGCTGGCCTCTCCTAAATCCAAACTAGTCTTAGACACCATATTTGATGCCGCGTTAGATAATGACCACAAGAATCAGTCCGCCGCATGGAAGTTAGTCATGGATCGGATATTGCCTGTAGCCGCATTTGAAAAAGATGTCGTGCAAAATGGCGGTAAATCTGCTATTCAGATCAACATTACTGGGGTTGGCACGGCAGATGTTAAAGAAATTGACCCTAACACTATCCAACCTACAATTATTGAACAGATACCAGAGGATTAAATTATGGCTAATACAAAGAAATCCACTAGAAAAGCAAATATGAAACCGGGGGATGTAATTGTTACCCCTAATGGTGCCTACGAAGTAAATAAAGACGGCAAGCCAATCAAAATGAGCGAAGCTAATCGTGTGCGCGCTGGTTTTCCTCCGGGTGATACTGGCCTACCGGTAAGTGTTAGACAGCAAACAATCCAGCAAATGCTAGATAAAAAAGAAAATTCAAAAAAACCAAAGCCGAAGCCAAAAGCGAAAGCAAAGGCGGCACCTAAGCGTAAGAAAAAGTAATGAAATACTTTAAAAGAGAAGAGTTTAACTGTACGCACACTAACAAGAATGAAATGGATGACGCATTTCTGGAGAAGTTGGATCAGTTGCGTGAGTTATGTGGCTTTCCTTTTAAGATTACATCGGGTTACAGAGATGAAACCCACCCCAATGAGGCCCGAAAAGAAGTTCCTGGCACACACAATCAAGGTATCGCGGCTGATATCGCGGTATCTAACGGTGCAGAACGCATGAAGATTGTAAGGATGGCGGTTGCCCTGCGATTTAATGGCATAGGTATTGCCAAAACATTCGTACACGTGGATACCCGTACAACAACTCCCGTTTTGTGGACATACGCATGAAGTTTTCTCACGGTGACGCCCTAACCGCAGGGTCAAGTAACACGATATTAGACGTACCAACAGGCTACGATGCTATTGTTAGCTATCTGTTTATCTCAAATACCACAGGTAGCAGTAAAAGCATTGATGCTCGTTGGGTTCATAACAGTGTAAACATTGATTTTCTATCTGGAAAAAACGTTGGCTCAAAAGATTTCTTAGAATTTGGCGGTCAGTTTGGTGAGTTCCTTGTTGCAAAAGAGGGTGACACCCTAAGTCTTACTCCGGAAGCAGGATCTACGTTTGTTAGCATCATTTCGTTTGAGCTAGTTACGGCAACACCAAGGTTGAACTTTTGAGTGACCTAAATATCGAATTACTGCCTTGGCAACAACAGGTTTGGGCAGACGATACTCGTTTTAAAATCGTAGCCGCCGGTAGACGAACAGGTAAGTCACGTCTTGCGGCATGGATGTTGATTGTTAATGCACTTCAAGCCGATAGAGGTCATGTATTTTATGTTGCACCAACCCAAGGACAGGCCAGAGACATCATGTGGCAGACCCTTCTTGAGCTTGGTCATCCTGTTATTGCTGGTAGTCACATCAATAATCTACAGATCAAACTGGTCAACGGTGCAACCATCAGCCTCAAAGGTGCCGACCGACCAGAAACCATGCGAGGTGTCTCGCTAAAGTTCCTTGTTCTAGATGAATACGCGGACATGAAGCCCGAAGTATTCGAGCAAATTTTAAGACCTGCCCTTGCTGACCAAAAGGGATGTGCAATGTTCATAGGCACACCTATGGGCAGGAACCATTTTTACGAATTGTACAAATATGCGGAGTTAGGGGATGATCCGACGTACTGTGCTTGGCACTTTACTTCTTATGACAATCCACTATTGGACAAGAATGAAATTGATATCGCTAAGAGGAGTATGTCTAGTTATGCGTTCCGTCAAGAATTTATGGCATCATTTGAAGCTCGTGGGTCAGAAATGTTTAAGGAAGATTGGGTTCGGGTCGAAGCTGATAAAGATCCGACCGGAGACTACTACATCGCCATCGACCTCGCCGGCTTCGAAGAAGTCAACAAAAAGCGCACCAAAAGCTCAAAGCTCGACGAAACGGCAATCGCCGTCGTCAACGTCTCGGAAGAAGGCTGGTACGTCGAAAACATCATCCACGGCAGGTGGACGCTCGACGAAACCGCGATCAAAATCTTCCAAGCAGTAAGGGACTACAAGCCTATATCGGTGGGTATTGAAAGGGGCATAGCCAAGCAAGCGGTTATGTCTCCCTTGACTGACTTACAAAAAAAGTACGGCACGTTTTTTCGGGTGCAAGAACTAACCCACGGCAACAAAAAGAAGACCGATCGGGTCATGTGGGCGCTACAAGGTCGTTTTGAAAACGGCTATGTCACATTAAACAAAGGCGATTGGAACGTAAGATTCCTTGACCAACTGTTCCAATTCCCTGATCCTTTGACGCATGACGACTTAGTGGACGCTTTAGCGTACATTGACCAATTGGCTCAAGTAGCTTATGACTACGAATACGAAATAGACGACCACGACATCTTAGACATAGTGGCGGGATACTAATATGGACGAGATATACGAGCAGGATCCTTTGATGGCTGAACAATCCGTAGAGGATTGGGTGATAACAAAGTGCGAAAACTGGCGGGATTACTATGAATCTAACTATGAAGCGCGTTTTGAAGAATACTATCGGCTTTGGCGTGGGATTTGGGATCCTGCTGATAGCGAGCGTCGGAGTGAGCGTAGCCGTATTATTTCTCCTGCTTTACAACAAGCTGTTGAATCCAACGTGGCAGAGCTGGAAGAAGCTACATTCGGTAGAGGAAAGTGGTTTGATGTCTCCGATAATCTAGGTGACACCTCTAGGGACGACGTTCTTTTCCTAAGAAACAAACTCACCGAAGACTTTGAAGACTGCATGATTCGCAAGTCTGTTGCGGAATGTCTTATCAATGCCGCCGTATTTGGCACAGGAATTGGCGAAATCGTCATTGAAGAAATGAAAGAAATGGCACCTGCTACTCAACCCATTATGGATGGGGATCTTCAAGCTGTAGGCGTCAATGTCCAAGATCGAGTCAAAGTAAAGCTACGCCCTGTCTTACCTCAAAACTTTTTGATTGACCCTGTAGCCACTAGTGTTGATGAGGCTATGGGTGTTTGCATTGATGAGTTTGTTAGTAAGCACCAAGTCGAGCTTCTTCAAGAGCAAGGTGTATATCGTGATACCTATGTAGGATCTGCGGCTCCTGATACTGACCTGGAACCCGATCAAGACATTACAATTTACAACGATGACAAGGTTCGACTCACTAAATACTACGGCCTCGTTCCTAGAGAACTTCTTAGCGAAGCTATGGATGAGGAAGTTGAGGAAGAAGGTAAGTATGTAGAAGCCGTTATTGTTGTTGCTAACGGTGGCACACTTCTAAAAGCGGAAGCTAATCCGTACATGATGGGCGACAGGCCTGTTGTAGCATTCCCGTGGGATGTAGTGCCTGGACGTTTTTGGGGAAGAGGCGTCTGTGAAAAAGGCTATAACAGCCAAAAGGCTTTGGATACAGAACTTAGAGCGCGTATTGATGCACTAAGCTTAACGATTCACCCAATGATGGCGCTTGATGCAACTCGATTGCCACGAGGCGCAAAGCCAGAAATTCGTCCTGGCAAGATGATTCTTACGAATGGAGATCCCCGTGAAGTACTTCAACCGTTTAACTTTGGTCAGGTTAGCCAGATTACGTTCGCGCAAGCCGGAGCGTTACAACAGATGGTTCAACAAGCCACCGGTGCAGTTGATTCTGCTGGCATCGCTGGACAAGTTAATGGGGAGTCAACAGCGGCTGGTATTAGTATGTCTCTTGGTGCTCTTATTAAGCGTCATAAGCGCACCCTTATTAACTTCCAACAGTCTTTCCTAATCCCATTTGTTAAGAAAGCCGCACATCGGTATATGCAGTTTGATCCTGAAAACTATCCGGTTGCGGACTACAAGTTCAATGCAAGCAGTACACTAGGCATTATTGCTAGGGAATACGAAGTTACTCAGTTGGTACAGTTATTGCAGACTATGGGCAAAGACTCACCACTTTATACAACGCTAATCCAGTCGGTTGTAGACAACATGAACCTGTCTAACCGTGAAGAATTGTTAGCGGCAATGTCTCAGGCAATGCAACCCAACCCACAAGCACAGCAAATGCAAATGGCGGCTCAACAAGCGCAGTTGCAGTTCCAGCAGTCACAAACTGAGGCCCTATCTGCACAGGCGCAAGAGTCTTCGGCCAGAGCGCAGAAGCTTGCGGCTGAAGCGGCGGTCGTACCGCAAGAGCTTGAGATTGACAGAATCAACGCTGTTACACGAAACTTGCGTGAAGGCGACCAAGACGACAAAGAGTTTGAACGTCGTATGCAGGTTGCTGATCGCTTAATCAAAGAGAAACAAATCCAAGGGAAAGAGAATGCTAACCGACAGAGAATTCCAAATGCTACTGAACAGGCTCAACGCCCAAGTGGAGCCGCTCCGACGCCAAATCCAAGAACTCCAGTCCAAGGTGGAGGCTTTAACCAATGAGCAACAGGGATCCCCGACTAGAGCGCGTAGGCGTAAGCGGGTACAACAAGCCGAAGAAAACTCCCAACCATCCCACTAAATCGCACGTTGTTGTAGCGAAACAGGGTGATAAGATCAAAACAATTCGTTTTGGTCAGCAGGGAGTTAAAGGTGCAGGCAAGAATCCTAAAACCGCAAAAGATAAAGCGCGAAAAAAGAGTTACTACGCCCGTCACAATGCTCAAGACGCAAATCCCAGTAAACTATCTGCGCGTTATTGGTCGCATAAGGTTAAATGGTAAACACAATGAAAGTTCCAGCACCCAAAGGTTATCACTGGATGAAGTCCGGTAAAGAGTATAAGTTAATGAAAGACCCTGCTGAAGGCTACAAGCCACACAAAGGTGCATCTAAGTCAGCAGACTTTGCAGTTCAAAAAGTACATGGAGGTAAGAAGTGAAAGACAAAGACCACACAGTTAGTTACACGCCTCTTGAGTATTACTCTATGTGCGAATCGTCTAAACGTCGTGTTAAGGAAATGCAAGATCAAGGATTTCCTACTAAGTACGATGCAAAAGACAAACCAGAAGATGTTGGCAAAATGGAATCATTTACTGTAATGATGTTTGGTAAATAAATTAAGGAGAATGTTATGCCTGGTTATGGAATGAAGACACCCAAAAAAACGCCCTCATCAAAACCAAGAGGCAAATCGCCAGCCATGCCTAAGCGTGGTCAGCGCACAATGACTAATCGAAAGAAAAAGAAGTAGTCATGCCAAAGGCTAAAGGTAAGGGTTATAGCCCTAAGCAAAAAAAGATAGCCCGTGTTGCGGCTCCAAGAAATAAAATCACGGGCGCAGACTTTAAAGGATTACGTCGTGGCAAAGGCAAAAAGTAAACCTAAAAAGAAAAGTACGATACCTGCGAATGTAAAGAACAAAGCTCTTTATTCGCGGGTAAAGTCTGAGGCTAAACGTAAATTTGATGTATATCCCTCAGCGTATGCTAATGCCTGGTTAGTTAAGACCTATAAAAAACGTGGTGGCACGTATGGCTAAAACGAAAGGCGGTCTTACTAAGTGGTTTAAAGAAGAATGGGTTGACGTTAAAACAGGCAAGCCTTGCGGTCGTAAGTCTGCTAAGAAAAGTAAACGCCCTTATCCTTCTTGTAGGCCAAAAGCAGTAGCGGCTAAAATGACTGCGGCAGAAAAACGATCTTCGGCAAAGCGTAAGACTGGCCCTGCCAGGATTAAACATGCTGTTACAGCGTCAGGTCGTCGCAGGAAGACAACCAAAAAAGCCTGACATTTTTTAAAAACCGTGCTACAAGGCACATAATCAACGAAAGAGAGATGGGAATTTATGACACCTGAACTTGAGGAGTACTTTACTAATTACAATGAACTGTTTAACCATGCTGGGTTTAAGCAGTTGACAGAAGAGTTAGCTAACAACGCAAGACAGTTAGCAGACCTTCAAACAGTTAAAGATCAGGAGGAGTTGTTCTATCGCAAAGGCCAGGTTGCCGCTCTAGCTACAGTAATTAACTTAGAGGCAACGATTACTGCGGCGCGAGACCAAGCCGAAGCGGAAGGGCAAGAAGAATTAGATGTATAAGATATATGACTTTCGCTGTGATTGCGGTCGTATATTTGAAAGAATGGTACGCAGTGGAGAGACAGTCAGTAGGTGCGACTGTGGCTTGACTGCTACTAAAATGCTGTCAGCGCCTAAATGCGTACTCGACGGATCTAGTGGAGACTTTCCAGGTCGCCACATGAAGTGGGTACGGGAACATGAAGAAGGTGGCAGAAAACGTAAATCTCCAAACGGAGTTTAATTATGTCTAGAGCAACGATGGTTGATCCTCACCTCGAAGAAGAGGGGAATGCGGAAAACATCGAAAACGAAGCCGAAGAGACTCAACAAGCTGAAGCCGTTGAGCAGACTCAAGACGCGGTAGAGACCGACACTAACAACGATATTCCAGAGCAATACCGAGGTAAATCTCTGAAAGAAGTTGTTCAGATGCACCAAGAAGTTGAAAAGGTGATGAGTCGGCACTCTAACGAGGTCGGGGAGCTTCGTAAGATAGTGGATGAGTACATTACGACTCAAACACCATCGCCAGCACCTCAACAGAATGTTGAGCCTGAAAGCGATATTGATTATTTTACGGATCCTCAAGGGGCTGTTAATAGGGCAATTGAGAACCATCCTAAGATTAGGGAGGCTGAGAGATACACTGAGGACTATAGGAAACAAGCGGCGTTAGCATCTTTGGGTAACAAACACCCAGATATGCAAACAATTCTTAAAGATCCTAAGTTCGCAGAGTGGATATCAGGCTCAAAGATTAGGACTCAATTATTTGTAGAAGCTGACCAACAGTATAATGCTGACGCGGCTGATGAACTTTTTTCTCTCTGGAAAGAAAGAAAGGTAGTTGCTCAGCAAACCGCTAATGTTGAAAAACAGGTGCGTAAGCAACAACTAAGGGCGGCTAATACGGGTAAAGCTCGAGGCAGTGCAGAGTCAACCGCAAGAAAACAGTATCGCAGGGCCGACATCATTAAACTGATGAAAACTGACCCCGAGCGTTACCAAGCCCTGTCAGGTGAAATCCTTCAGGCATACGCAGAGGGTCGAGTCAAATAATCCTATAGGAGATTGACATGGCTACTGCAACATACCCAGGCGCGGCTGGTAATACCGCGAAGACAGAAGCGGCTACGTTTATTCCAGAGATCTGGAGTGATGAAATTATTGCCGCTTATCAAAAGAACCTGAAGATGGCTCCGCTTGTTAAAAAGCTTGCTATGTCAGGTAAGAAAGGCGATAAGCTTCACATTCCAAAGCCTACTCGTGGCGATGCGAATGCTAAAGCGGCTGACACTGCGGTTACTATCATCGCAAACACCGAAAGCGAATTGACAGTTGATATCGACCGTCACTTTGAGTACTCACGTCTTATCGAAGACATCGTAGAAGTTCAGGCTCTTTCTAGTCTCCGTCAGTTCTACACTGAAGATGCGGGTTACGCGCTTTCAGTGCAGGTTGACAATGACCTTCACGCGGCGGGTACTGGTTTTGGTGATGGCGGTGCTGTCGTATTTAGCCCAGCGGCTACTGACTATCAGCACACTGGTTGCTTCTTTAATGACGCTGGTACTACTACTCAGTATACCGACGACACTATGGTAGCGGCTGACGTGTTTACTGATGCTTTCTTCCGCAACATGATTCAGAAGCTTGATGACAACAACGTACCTATGGATGGACGTTCGCTTGTTATTCCTCCTTCTGTTCGTAACACCATCATGGGTATTGATCGTTACGTGTCTTCTGACTTCGTAACTGGTCAGGCTGTGAACTCCGGTCTTATCGGAAACTTGTACGGTGTAGACATCTACGTTTCAGCTAACTGCCGAACTATTGAGGCGGCGGGTGACAACACTGCGTCTTCTATCGATACTCGTGCGGCACTTCTGTTCCACACTGACGCTATCGTCATGGCAGAACAGCAGGCTGTTCGTTCACAGACTCAGTACAAGCAGGAATACCTCTCGACTCTGTACACGGCTGATTGCCTGTACGGTGTTCAGGTATACCGTCCTGAAGCTGGTTTCGTACTCGCAATCGCTGAGTAATGATACCTGGCCCCCTTCGGGGGGCTTTTCTTCTTTTATCTGCTATAGGAACCTCAGATGTCTAACTACACTAAAACCACAGACTTTGAAGCTAAAGACTCGTTACCAACGGGTGATTCAGGAAAGATCATTCGGGGTTCTGAATTTGAAACCGAGTTCGATGCAATCTCTACAGCTATTGCAACTAAAGCAGATACCGCAGGGCCAACGTTTACCGGAACCCTTACCTTTGAAACTATTTCTGATGGAACTATAAACGTCACTGCATTCGTTGATGAAGACAATATGTCGTCTAACAGTGCAACCTTGGTTCCTACACAGCAGTCCGTAAAAGCGTACGTTGACTCCGTAACCACAGAACTCCAAGCTCAAGACCTAGACTTTCAAGCAGACTCTGGTGGTGCATTAAGCATTGACCTAGACACTGAAACTATGACGTTTACTGGTGGTACTGGTATTGATACGTCTGGCTCAGGCAATGCTGTTACCTTTGCTATTGACTCTACCGTTACCACACTGACTGGTACACAAACGCTTACTAATAAAACTCTGACTACGCCTGTTATCTCAAGCATTAGCAATACAGGCACACTAACGCTTCCAACATCAACAGATACACTAGTTGGTCGAGCGACTACAGATACGCTGACAAACAAAACATTAACGTCACCTGTTATTAGCACAATCAGTAACACAGGTACGATTACACTTCCGACCTCTACGGATACGCTGGTAGGTCGTGCAACCACTGACACACTGACTAACAAGACGCTGACATCTGCTGTACTAAACACAGGTGTATCAGGTACGGCTGTGCTTGATGAAGACAACATGGCGTCTAACTCAGCTACACAACTAGCTACTCAACAGTCAATTAAGGCGTATGTTGATGCAACTGTAGCGGCAACCAATGAAGTTGTAGAAGACACTACGCCACAGCTAGGCGGTAATCTTGATACCAACGGTAGTGACATTCTGTTTGCTGACAACGACAAGGCTGTCTTCGGTGCTGGCTCTGACCTACAGATTTACCACACAGGCTCAGTATCTGTAATTGAAGATTCTGGTACAGGCAACCTGCTTATTCGCGGGACAGACATGCGCCTGCAAAATGCGGCAGGAGATAATAACTACCTTAAAGCAATAGACGGTGCAGAAGTTGAGCTAATGTATGGAGGGGCAACCAAACTAGCCACGACGAACACAGGCATCAACGTTACTGGCACAGTGACTGCTGATGGTTTGACTGTTGAAGGAACCAATGGAAACTTTGAAGTAGCCACAACAGGTAATTCAGTCAATATGACAAGGGCAGGTAATAACTTTATTACAGCCTCAGATTCATCTGGTGATTTATATTTAGGTGCTGGTGGAGCTTCATTTTTAAAAATTGATAATGGCGGCGACATCAGCTTCTACGAAGACACGAGTACAACTGCGAAGTTGTTCTGGGATGCTTCTGCGGAACGACTAGGAATTGGTACCAGTAGTCCGTCTGATGAATTAACCATTAGAGGCGCACAATTCAATACAACGACCGTTTCTATTGGGGACAACTCTGATAGATTGCGTTTAGGCTATCTTCATAGTGGCGGATTAACCTCCTCTACGGCGGCTGGACAGATTGGAACAACTTCATCTTCCCAATTAGACTTAGCGGCACCATCTAATGCCGCTTCAACGATGCGTTTCTTTACTAACGCTTCTAGTGGCGCACCAACAGAACGCATGCGTATCGACTCTAGTGGTCAATTAGGTATTGGTACTACCAGTCCAAGTAGTGAATTGCATGTTAAATCATCAGATAGCGAAGTAGCACTAAACTTAGAAGCTACTACTGCTCGATTAAAAATTAATACCAATAACTTCATTTCTGCAACAAGCTCTGTAACTACTTTTGGTGTTAACGGCACAGAAGCAATGCGCCTTAACTCCAGTGGTCAATTAGGTATTGGCACTACCAGTCCAAGCCGTCTTTTAAACGTAGTAGGAACAGACACTATTGTTTCTCAGTTTGAAAACACCACCGCCACGGGAAACGCTAGAATTTATGTAACAGCAGGCACTGCAAACGGAATACTTTCGCAGTATGGGCAAAGCCACGCAACACTGGCAAATGTAACCCAACTTTCGTCACCGTCAGAGACTAGATTTGTAAACGGTGGCGTTACGATTGCTACGATGAAATCTAGCGGGAATGTTGGTATTGGTACTAGCACTCCAGCAAATACAGTCCATGTAAAAACTGATACTGATGGCAATGGAATCACAATTCAACGTAACAGCACTACAGAAAATACTTATGGGCAGTTAGCGTTTTCTGCAAGTACAAATGATACTGGAACGCCTAATCTTTGGATCCGTGGTTACAGAGGCAGTTCTTTTACCGAAAACTATTTGACATTCGGTACTGGCTCAACTACTGGAATCGAGCGCATGCGTATCGACTCTAGCGGCAATATTTTAGCAGGTACAGACGATGCACAAGATATAGGAAGTGGAAGCAAGCGTTTTGATGATATTCACGCTACCAACGGAACTATTCAAACTTCTGACCGCAACGAAAAACAAGACATTGAAGAACTGTCTGACGCAGAGCAACGTGTAGCTGTAGCGTGTAAAGGTTTGCTTCGTAAGTTCCGTTGGAAGTCAGCAGTTGCTGAAAAAGGCAACGACGCACGTATTCACTTCGGCATTATTGCTCAAGACTTACAAGATGCATTTACTGCTGAAGGCTTAGACGCTGGACGCTATGCAATGTTTATTTCAACAACTTGGACTGATGAAGAAACTGGCGAAGAGCGTACACGAATGGGTGTGCGTTACTCTGAGTTACTTGCCTTTATCATAGCCGCTATTTAACTAGGAGAAAACTAATGGCTACATGGACTATAGCTAACCTTGAGCATAACGTTGCAGACGGCGGTGTAACCGTTGCACACTGGCATGTTACTGAATCTGAAACTGTTGGCGACGACACATTCACTGCTTCTGCATATGGCACTGTAGGTTTTACACCTGACGCTTCTGCTAGTGACTTTGTTGCATACAAGAGCCTGACAGAAGAAGTTGTTATGGGCTGGGTACACGCAGACGTAGACAAGGACGCTACTGAGGCGGCACTAACAGCAAACATCGAAGTACAGAAAAACCCTGTGTCTGCTGATGGTATGCCTTGGTAAAAACGCTTGTTTTGGTTCTGGTGTTAGAAGGAGGTACTTCAGCATACATAGGCAGACGAGTCGTTTACCACACAGTATGTGAATACAAAGAAATCTACACAGAATCAGATAAGCGGTATCGGTGGTATGTCCCAGGAATTTATGATTGCCCACCGTATGTGAGATTTAAAGATGATTGATCCGGTAACTGCCATCGCTGGAGCAACTAAAGCCTTTACGATAGTTAAGGCAATGGTAGAAGCCGGAAAGTCTGCTGAAGATACAATGATGCAGATAGGCAAGTGGTACGGTCACGCTTCAGATGTAATGTACGCTGAAAAGAAAGTTAGAAATGTAAATCCTTTTAAGCGGGTTGTTTTTAGCGGGAGTGTACAGCAAGAAGCAATGCAGGCATTTGCCGCAAAGAAAAAGATGGAGGCTCAACAAAAAGAATTACTTTCCATAATAGGAATGGTCTATGGGAAAGAAGGATTGCAAGAGTTTCGCGATATGAGAAAGCAGATTGCAAGGGAGCGAGCAGATACGATTTATCGCCAGCAAGAAGCAAAAGAGCAAATGCTTGCGGGGCTTTTAGTTTTGTTAGCGATTGCAATAGTGGTAGGTACAGCAGTATTTATAGTGAGCGGTTAAATGACACCAGCAGAAGAGGCATTAAAGCGTATCGACATACATCAGGCAGAGTGCGAGATTCTTCGTAAGTCTATTGACGATCGGCTAGACCGTATCGAAAAAAGACTAGACGATGGCGGCTTACAGTTTAAAAGGCTAGAAAAAATGATTCTTGCTAACAGCTTGTTAATTGTAGGTGTGCTTAAAGGTGCGGAGTACTTTGCATGATTGATGCATTGATTGGCCCAGTAACGGGCCTCCTTGATAAGTTCATTGAGGACAAAGATCAGAAGGCTAAGTTGGCACATGAGTTGTCAACAATGGCTGAACGACACGCTCAAGAACTGTCTAAGGCTCAACTAGAGATCAATAAAGTAGAGGCGGCACATAAGTCGCTTTTTGTTTCTGGCTGGAGACCAGCGGTAGGTTGGTGCTGTGTATTGGGTATGGTGGGTAACTTTATGGTTATTCCCTTTACTAACTTTGTTTTGGCACTGCTTGCTGTAGAAGTTGTTATACCGCTGATTGACTTAGAGACCATGATGCCTGTATTGATGGGTATGCTGGGATTGGGTGCAATGCGCTCTTATGAAAAGACTAAGGGCGTATCGAGGGAAAAGTAAATGGCGTATTACGTAGGTACAAAAGAATTTCCTAGCGTCTATGCGGCGGCTAGATACTTAGCTCAAAACCCTCAAGAGGGGGTAGAGATTACGTCTGAGCCTGTAGAAAGCAAACCTGCGCCTGCAACAAAAGAAGGAATGTTAACTGAAGCAGAAAGCTCAGACGAGTATTCAGAGGTAGAACTTCCTCCGCCATCTGCGCCAGAAGAAGCCGAAGCACCGCCGCCTTCGGAGACAGAAGGCATTTCCACCTTTACATTCTTTGAAGGTGTTGAGCGAGGTGACGCCAATCCTAATGCGTTGTATGCAAGGGGTGATGCTACGCAGGTAACAGAAGCTGAACTACGTGAGTACTTTAATGCTCAGGGTTCTCAGATGCTTAAACAAGCCTTCGGTGACTTTGATAACTATTTTGCTTACATGACTGAGCGAGAGCAGTTAATTCAGTCTGGTGACTACGATGTAGGTAACTGGGACGAATACACTGGTTCACTAACTGAAGATGAGTTAATGATTCTTGAAGGAGAGGATCTTACTCAATACTCCGATGATGACCAAGACGTTTATACGGAAGCCTATGGCCGACGAATGCAGGAGCAGTCTTCTGCTTATGATCGCTGGGTCAACTCCGAAGCTAATCAAGAACTCCTAGCCAAGTATGGCGTTGGCTCTGCCATTTATAACAACGATGGTGACAAGTACGAATGGAACGGCTCTGCCTATGTAAAGACAGTTAAACAAGATCAAGCAGGTCTTGTTGACTACGTAAAAATGGGCATTGTTACTGCAATGGGGATTATGACGGGTGGTGCAGTATCTGCTGTTGCTCCGTCATTAGGCACTGTTGGCTCTTCTGTTGTAAGCAATGCTATTACCCAAGGAATTACTACCGGCTCTATAGATCCTGATGAGCTTTTGCAAACAGCCGCTACCGCAGGATTTAGTCAGGCACTTAATCAAGTTATTGGCCCCGAACTTAAAGAAGCTTTAAACGGCTTAGATATTTCAGAAATAACTGGCATTGAAGAACTAGACAACGTTCTTAATGCAATGGGTCAAACAGCTATCCGTCAAGCAGTATTTGATGGCGAGCTAGACATGGAGGGCATTGTTGCATCGGGCTTGCTGACTGGCGCTCAAGAGGTTGTTGAGTTTTTATTTAGCGATCTTGCTGGGCAACAAGCAATTTCTGAAGAGCAACAGCGAGAATTAGAAGAGCAATTTGCAGAATACGCGGCTATTGTTAATGAAGACACGATGGCTGAAGTTAACAGAGTCATGGGAAATACTGTTAACGAAGCTATAGCCGCACAACAAAATGAAGCAATGGCTAATCAGCTTCAAGCTTTAGCAGGAAACTTGCAGTCTATTTATGAAGAAGCTTACGACGTATCTCCTCAGCCTAGCGGCCCTTCTTTAGAAGACTTTATGGCTAGTTCAGTAGATGAAGCAGATTCTGAACTTGCAGACACTACGGCTGACTTAACTGCTGACACTACTATCGACGATGGCCCAATGGAATCAATAATGTATGTTGATGACCAAGCCGTTCCAGCAGATAGGGTTGCTGAGATTCTTGAGGGGTCAACAGTAGTTACAACGCTAGACGGGTCAGGTGATTACGAATATGGCCCTATGGAGGTAGGCGATACTTATTTAGCATATCACACTCAACACGTAGATGAGTCAGGTATTGAATACACATTAATTAGAGGCTCAAATGGACGTTTGTATGTATCTGACGGAACAAACCTTGTTGAGTACCAAGGTGCATCTGATTTAACACACAACAACGCACAGATTAGCTGGCTAGATTCTCACTTAGTTTCTGGTGGAGGGCTTCCTACAGACACAAATAACGCAAGATGGCTTAACGTTACTATTGATGGCGCTGGAACACCTGAAGATTCTATGACTAATAGAATCCTTGAAAACATGGAAGCTGGCTGGCAAGACGTAAATAACCCTACTCTTGAAAGCTCTATGGCCGCACCAACACCGGATACTCCGCTTGAAACAGAGGTAGAGGTAGAGCCGTTTGAATATGAAGAAGAGCCAGAGTTAACGCCTGAGCCTCCGCCCGAACCAGAGCCTGTTGAGCAAGAGCAACCACAGCAAGGTCAAGGTGAAGAAGGTGCGCCTGCACCTGTAACACCACCTCCACCACCTCCACCACCACCACCACCCCCCCCCCCCCCGCCCCCCCCCCCCCCCCCCCCCCCCCCCCCCCCCCCCCCCCCCCCAGCACCCCCCCCCCC